TACCTTCATCTCAACAGCAGCAGCAGCAATCTATAAGGGAACACTAGGCTTTGCACGTAATCTTGTCGTATCTCCAGAACAATGGGCAAAGATTATGTCTTACAATGATGGTGGCCGCCCAATTTATATTGCAGCTAACCCACAGAATGCTGGTGGAGCAATTTCACCAGATTCAGTACGTGGAACAGTTGCAGGTCTAAGCCTTTACGTAGACCGCTTAGCCACCGGAACTGGTGGTACTGGTCTAGGTGATTATTCAATGTGTGCAATCAACCCAGATTCATATCAATGGTTTGAATCACCACGCTTCCAGCTACGTACCAATGTAAACAGCGATGGCACAATTGACTTGCTGTACTACGGATATGGTGCATTAGCTACCAAGGTTGGCGCTGGTGCAAACTGGTTCAACAAGTCCTGATCTAACTAACTAGATCGTAGAGTTACCCCGGCGCACAGCCCTTGCGCCGGGGCTAACATTAGAAAGGAAAAAGAATGCCTGCCACATACGTTACTGAAGCTGAGCTACGCAGCGCGTTAGGCATTGGTGCTTTATACACTTCAGCAGTAGTTGAAGAATGCTGCCAAGCAGCAGAAAACATTGTAAAAAGCAAACTGTGGTTTAATACAGCTTCGGTAGTTGCAACAGAATTAACCGACAATGTAGCAACACTTCACACAAACGTACCACATCAATTTAGCATTGGGCAGACAGTTACAGTTACGCATAGCGGTGCAACATTTAACGGCTCGCACACTATAACTGATACAAAACAATACAAAATCAGTTATGCGTTAGTCGCAGCGAATCAAATAAAATTTGAAGTGCAGCCTGTAGGCACAATAACAGCACCCAACACTTATCATAATTATGCGACATTACCTGAAGTCAATTTAGCATCTTTGATGATTGCGGTTGACATTTGGCAGGCTCGCCAAGCTTCAAATGCTGGTGGTATTTCACCTGACTTTCAACCTTCGCCGTATCGCATGGGCAATACTCTAATGGCACGTGTTCGCGGTTTACTTGCGGATCACTTAGCGCCGGGCGGTCAAGTAGGATAATGTCAGCAATCTCTACCCTACGAGGAACAATCGCAACCGCGCTAACTGACAATACGGCGTGGCAGGTGTTTTCCTTCCCACCTGCCACACCGCTTGCTAACAGCATTGTGGTGCAACCTGGTGATCCTTATATTGAGCCAAGCAACGATCATTACAAAGCAATTAAGCCTAAGGTTAACTTTAAGCTCATAGTGCTAACTCCTATGTTTGATAACCAAGGCAACCTAATTAACATTGAAGATTATTACCTAAATATAGTAAACAAGCTGGAAGCATCATCAATTGCATACTCAATTGGAACTTTCAGCGCCCCAGCGGTCTTAACCGGAACAGCAGGCGATCTGCTATCCGGTGAAGTATCAATCAGCGTTCTATCCGATTGGAGCTAAAACATGGCTGATGTAGACAAAGAACGCGAGGCTTTCCTTGCCAAAATTGGCCAGGTTGAGCTAAGCGAAAAAGCACCAAAACCAACAACTAAGAAAGACGAGGAATAAGCTAACATGGCTGTATTTTTGAACAATACTGTTGGTCTAAAGATTAACGCGATTGATCTTAGCGACCACGTAACTTCAGTAACTCTTAACTACGCTGCTGACGAATTAGAAGTAACAGCGATGGGAGATACTGCACACAAGTTTGTTAAAGGCTTGGAATCAGGAACTCTTACTGTTTCCTTGCTAAACGACACAGCAACATCAAACGTATTGCAGACACTCAACGCTGCATTTGGCACAACTGTGGCTGTGAAGATGGTGCAGGCTAAAGTGCCAGCAGTATCTGCAACCAACCCGTTGTATACATTTGATATTCTTGTAAACAACCTAACACCTATTAATGGCGCGGTTGGCGATATTGGAACACAAGACATCACCTTTACGCTAAACTCTGCTGTTACAAAAGCCGACACCGGCACATTCTAATTTAACAAAGGGGCAAAGATGGCAAGTCTTAAAGTTGTAAGGGCAGATGGCACGGAAAGTATCCACGAGATAACACCTGCTGTTGAATATGCTTTTGAGCAATATGCTAAGAAAGGCTTTTACAAGGCTTTCAGAGAAGATCAAAAGCAGAGCGATATTTATTGGCTTGCTTGGGAGTGTCTGCGAAGAGCAGATGCGCCAGACGTATTTCCATTTGGGGATAAGTTTCTAGGAACTTTAAAGGCTGTTGAAGTTCTTGGTGATGATTCCCCAAATGGCTAACGCGTGATTCCTATACGTACAGAGTAGCCCAGCTAGCTGTACATACAGGGATTGCGCCTAGTGAGTTTATCAATATGGATAGCAGTATGTTAAGAGCTATACAAGAAGTGCTAAAGAAACAGGCGGAAGATAGGAATCATGCCAGTAGAGGTAGAAGGTCTAGAAGGGTTTAGAAAAGCCCTGAAAGAATTAGCACCTAATATAGCCAAGGAAATGAACAATCAGATCAAAGCTCAATTAAGCCCTATTGTTCAAGATGCTAGGGCTAAAGTGCCTGCGTTTGTTTTTGGCCCACCAAACAATTGGTCAAACAATCCAGGTAGCGGTTTTCCAGAATATAACCCATCGCTCATTAGAGCTGGGCTTGTTTATTCTATGGCTGGTCAAAAGAAAACCAAGGGTGGCTTCAAGTCCATGATTAGCCTATTAAACAAAAACGCTGCCGGCGCAATTATTGAAACAGCAGGCAGAACTAATCAATACGGCAGACCTACAAGCCACATGGTATCTATTGGTAGATATGGTCGCACTATGCGTATCAAAACCACTAAAGATAGTCAGAGCAATAATCCAGATGCAGGTAACATGATGATCAACAGGCTGGATGCTCACGTTGGAGAATTAAAGAATTACAAAGCAAGCAACCCAAAAACCCGTGGTCGTTTACTTTATGCAGCTTATGCAGAAAACCAAGGCAAAGCCGTTGCCGCTATTATGAATGCAATTAACAAAGCAAGAGAAGATTTTAACAGGCAATCTGTGCTTTATGATTACAAGAAGGTGGCTTAATGAGTACTAACATTATTGTTCGCATCATTGGCGAACTTAAAGATGCTGGATTTATTAAAGCTGAGAAACGATCATCTGCCTTAGAAAAGAAATTTGATAAATTAGGAAAGACGGCCAAGCGCACATTTTTGGCTATTGCTGGTATCGGTGCGCTGAAAAAATCAATCACCGCGTTTGCTGCTGAAGATAAAGCTGTTAGGCAGTTAACAGTATCCTTAAACAATTTAGGTTTAGCCTACAACGTTCCAGCCTTAGAAGCGTTCATCAAACAAACAGAATTAGCCACAGGTGTTTCTGGCGAACAATTACGCCCGGCCATACGTGATCTTGTAGCAACTACCTTAGATGCCGAGCAGGCAACGCAATTATTAAACACAGCACTTGATTTAGCAGCAGGCACGGGCGCAAGTTTAGATGCAACTGTCAACGCACTAACAAGAGCCTTTAACGGGAACTTTGCTTCACTAGGCAAAATCCAAACAAGATACACATCTGCTGAACTTGAAGCTATGGGATTTGCTGAAGCAATAGCAACCCTTAATGGTGAGTTCAAAGGCACATCTGCTGCTGCTGCGGATTCGTATCAAGGCAAAATAGACAGGTTAGGCACAGCCCTAGATGATGCCGCCAAGATTATTGGTGAAGATGTTTTACAGGCTTTAGAGAAGTTAGCAGATGGCGATTTTGATAAAGTGTTATCTGGTATTGCCAATGCTGCCAATTTCTTAGGATCAGCATTTAATTCATTAGCATTTAGTTTGGCTTATACCCGTGAGTTTTTAGGCACAGGATTTAGAATTGATGCTGGTGAACAGGCTAAATTAGATGCTATAAAGAATCAGTTTTTCCCAACACCTGGATTTGGTGGAACTAGAACAAACCCTGCCTTGCTGCGTGATTATGCTAAACAATTAGAATTACAAAAGAAGATTGTTAAAGAGCGCGACAAAGCCGTTAAGTTATCTGAGAAAGACAAAAAGAATCAGGCTGCACTTGCTAGAGCAAAGGCCGTATTTGACTTAGAAAAAATACAGATAGAGGCTGCATTACAAGGCAAGATTACGGAAGAAGAACGCACACGTTTGTTGCTAATGAAGGCTATCTTAGAAGAAGATGCTGATAAGGCAGAAAAACTATCTGCAAGGCTAGAAACGATACAAAAGCAAACTTTAGAACTAGCAGAATCTTTAACTACGCTTGAGGCAAACGATCCGTTTGCCAAATGGGGCGATTACTTTGATGCCGCTAAAAAGAACATCAAAGATTTGTTTGACACATTAGCTAAGCAACAAATGGCTTTAAATGAATTAATGACAGGGATTGCAACTAGCAGGGCTACTGCTAATGCCAATGTTATTGCCGCTAAAACGGACAAAGCCACAGCATTTAAAGAAGCTGCTGAGGCTTCAGGCGTATTTGCTGGATTGTCAAGTGCAGATGCAGCAGCAGCCGTAGTAGCAGCAGCAGAGGCCGTTGCAGCAGCAACCACACCTGAAGAAAAGGCAGCAGCCCAGGAAGCAGTAGATGCTGCCAACGCTTATGTGGATGCCACAAGCCTACTAACAGAAAGCCTAGCAGCAGCAGATTTAGCAGCAGCATTAGCAAGCCTTGAATTGGCCAATGAGTATCTAAATCAATCTATTGAAGCTGCAACAAGCCAAGGCATAATTCCTGAAACAACCATCAACGTAACTGTTGAAGGCAACGTAACATCTGCTGAAGATTTGGCTGAGGTCATCACAGACATTCAATACAACTATCAAAAAACAGGCAAGGGCTTACTGCTTAGCAGTAGGGCGATTTAATGCCAGCACCAACGCTGCGTGTTTTTGTTGACTTTGATAGCGATACCGCTTTTGAGATTAACCCTTTAATCTTAGGTAGCGCAACTGAAGGCATACTAGGCACAAATACCCTTGGCTCAGGCACGTTGCCGATTGAGATTACAGATCTAGTAACTAGAGTTTCTATCAGGCGTGGGCGCAATCGTTTAACATCCCAGTTTGAGGCTGGCACAGCCAATGTAACGCTTTATGATCAAACAGGTGATTGGAATCCTACTAACCCTGCCAGTATCTACTATCCAAATCTTGTTCCGCTTAGGCAGATAATTATTTATGCTACCTACAACACGCAAGATTATTTTTTATTTTCAGGATTTATCAACACATACGACACAGGATTTAGACAAGGCAACGATGAACTAAGCACAGTTACCCTGCGCTGCGTAGATGGCTTTAAGTTGCTGGCAGGTTCAGGCATAACAACTGTTACAGGCTCAGGGGTGCAAACTTCAGGGGCTAGAGTAAATGCCATCTTGGATGAAATTGAATGGCCTTTAAGCTTGCGTAACGTAGACACAGGCGATTCAACCCTTCAGGCAGACCCAGGCACAGACAGGGATGCCCTTCAGGCGCTCTTTAACGTGGAACAGAGCGAGTTTGGCGGTATCTTCCTAGATGCCAATGGCAAGGTTGATTTTGTAAGCCGTAATGCCCTTATAGCCACGCCAGCGTTCCCCGTCTATGAGTTCAGCGATCAAGGCACAGACATTTCATATACCAATGCCATAGTGGCTTTTGATGATACAAACCTGATAAATGACGTAACCATTACACGCTTGGGTGGCACAGCTCAGAATGTGTTTGACCAGCCTTCCATTGATAAGTTCTTTTTGCATTCAGGCCAGCGTTCAGACATCTTGGTACAAACCAACGCTGAGGCTTTAAATCAAGCTCAAGGCATCCTAGCCACACGCAAAGACCCTGAGATACGCATAGATAGCATTCAGCTTAATCTCTATGATGATGCTAACCCCAACAAGCCATTGGCAGGGGTAGACATAGAATTACTAGATGGCGTAACAGTTACCAAGACCACGCCTGGCTCATCCAGCGTGGTGCAATCTAGCCTGGTAAACGCCATCCATCACGATATAACAAAGTCATCCTGGATGACTACCCTATACACAACAGAACCGCTACTGGCAGGCTTTGTCTTAGATTCCGATATATCGGGTATACTAGACACAGACGTGCTGAGCTACTAAGGAGAACAAATGGCAGGCGCAGGATATAAGTTGTTCAATACCGGGGATGTGCTTACCGCAGCCCAGGTCAATACGTATTTGAATGAGCAAACAGTTATGGTGTTTGCAAGCTCAGCAGCTCGCACAAGCGCGCTAAGCGGTGTATTGGCTGAAGGTATGGTGTCTTATTTACAGGATACTAATGCAGTTGAAGTTTACAATGGAACAGCATGGGTAGGCGTTAGCGGTGCTGGAGATGTAACTGAAGTTCAAGCTGGTACAGGTATATCAGTTGCTAGTGGTACTGGACCGATACCAGTTGTTTCCTTTGATTATCGCGCTGGCTCAGCTTTAACCCTTAATGCACAAACTGCCACATACACAGTAGTTTTAACAGATGCAGACCAAAAACTAGTGACTATGTCTGTCGGATCTGCTAATGACTTTCAAATCCCAACCAATGCCAATGTACTTTTTCCAGTTGGCACAGTAATCAATGTTATCCAAATCGGAGCAGGTCAGACAACTATCAAAGCTGTTACTTCAGGCACTACTACGATCTCATCAACTGGAGCAACTGCCACAGCTCCCAAGTTAAGAGCGCAGTTCTCGGCTGCATCCTGTATCAAGGTTGCTACCGATACTTGGTATGTCGTAGGAGATATAGCGTAATGAGTTTATTGGGCATTATTGCTTCAAGTAAATTAAGTGCTGTTGCACCAACTACAGTTGAAGTTTTAGTTGTTGCTGGGGGCGGCGGCGGTTCAGTTGGCGGCGGCGGCGCTGGTGGTTATCGTTCTAATGACACTTTCTCAGTAACAGGTGGCACTAATTACACCGTGACAATAGGTGCCGGCGGCGCTGGAGCTCCAGATGCCACACCAGATAAAGGCTCAGATGGTATTGCCAGCACTTTTTCTAGCATAACTTCTAGCGGCGGTGGTGGTGGTGGAGAGGGCGGCGGTGCTACACCTAATGGGCGCACAGGCGGCTCTGGTGGTGGCGCCTACTCTACTGGTTCTGGTGGTGCTGGCAATTCAGGCGGTTTTTCTCCATCTGAAGGTAATAATGGAACAACTACTGGTGCAGCAACTCGCTGTGGCGGTGGTGGTGGTGCAAGCGCTATAGGTGGATCTGGTTCTGGCTCTATTGGTGGGGCAGGTGGAGCTGGCACAGCATCATCCATAAACGGAACTTCTACAACTCGCGGCGGTGGTGGTGGCGGTGGCGCTGCAACTACAGGTGGAGCGGGTGGAAGTGGCGGCGGTGGTCAAGGTGAAAGTAGTAACGCAAATAATGCAACCCCAGGCTCAGCTAATACTGGTGGCGGTGGTGGTGGATGTTATGGAACAGGAGTTGGCGGGGCAAAAGCTGGCGGTAAAGGTATTGTAATTATTGCGTATCCAAATACTTTCAAAGATTTAACTGTAGGTGCTGGCTTAACCTATTCACAACCTAGTCGTTCTGGATATAAAGTATATGAATTTACTAATGGAACAGGAACTGTGAGCTGGTAATGGCATACTACGCATTTTTAGATAAAAATAATATAGTAACTGAAGTTATCCCTGGCATTGATGAAACTGAACTAATTGAAGGTTTAGACACCGAAACTTGGTATGGTAATTTTAGAGGGCAAGTATGCAAGCGCACTTCATACAATGGAAACATACGCAAACAATACGCTGGTATTGGATATACCTACGATGCCGACAATGATGTATTTATAGCGCCACAGCCTTACCCATCTTGGTCGCTAGATGCTGACCATAACTGGCAACCGCCAACAACTAGACCTGAAGGTATGGGTTGGTATTGGGATGAAGCAACCCTTAGCTGGGTTGAGGCTTAGCACAATCTCTCAAGATAATGCCTAAACTATGCAAAGCTGGTCAGCAATTACGCGAGCAGATAGATGATGCGTTCCCCGATAGAGATAGAAAGTCAGATGGCTGGATCGGTGATAAACGTCATTCAGCGCGTAAGTCCGATCACAATCCAACTGCTGAAGGCATTGTACGTGCCCTTGACATTGACGTTGATTTCAGGTCGCACAAAGCGGAGCCCTATGACTTTGCGGATCAGCTACGATTACTTGCCAGACTTGATAAAAGAATCTCTTATATCATCTTTAACGGCAAAATTGCCAGCTACAAACGCAATTACAAATGGAGAAAGTACACCGGGATAAACCCACATAAGACACATATACACATTAGCTTTACTGCTAAGGGCGATTCAGATGGCAGTATGTTTGAGATACCGATACTAACAGGAGAGCCCCTACATGGAACAACTAAAGCAAGTAAGCGCAAGTTGGGCAAGAAGCTTCTTAGCAGCTGGAATAGCAACCTATCTAGCGGTGGGCTGGGATCTAGCACATATTGCAAATGCTGCACTTGCGGCAAGCCTTCCAGTAATCCTTCGTTGGTTAAATCCTAACGACACGGCATTCGGTCGGCGTTGAGCCCGGCAGAATGGGCAGGCTTTGTAGCTGCCACACTATCGTGCTGCGCTCTCATTGTCGGCGGCCTAAGATACATCATTAGACATGAAGTGCCAGCAATACTTGAGGCATCAAACATCGTGTCGCGCATAGATAAACTTGAATCAATGGTCTTAGAATTGCTTACTCATGAGCGCAAGAAGAATATCAAAAAGCGAACAAGCCGCTAAGCGTAAGCGGAAAGAAGCCGCTGCGCGTAGAACAAAGGCTGACATTTTGCTACCCATCGATATATGGGCTGCATCTATTGTTGAATGTTATGAAGCCTTAGTCCGTGCTGGATATGGTGAAGATAGGGCGCGCTGGTACATTGAAGAACAGCTGCGTTTACCCGATTGGGTAATAGAGAATCCTAATCATTCTCCATATGAAGATGAAGATGAGGATGACGATTAAGCGAATTGTAGTCATATCAGACTTACAAGTACCTTTTCACGATAAGAAAGCAGTTAAAAATGTTGCACAGTTCATCAGAAAATACAAACCTGATGACGTTCTATGTGTGGGCGATGAGATTGACTTCCAAACAATTAGCCGCTGGTCAACCGGTAGGGATGAGTGGTCGGGAAGCATTGGTAGAGATCGTGATGAAACTGTCCGAGTTCTCGCCGAGCTTCAAGTACGACATCTCAGCCGAAGCAATCACGGAGCAAGACTTTACAACTCACTAAGCAAGAGGTTGCCTGGCCTTATTGGTCTGCCTGAGCTGACCATAGAGAAGTTCCTACACCTGGATGATTTAGGCATTACCTACCATACCAAGCCATACCAGTTCCATGATGAATGGGTAATGGTCCATGGCGATGAGCAAAGCACTAAGCCACATGGGGGTTTAACTGCCCTAGAATCGGCTAAGAGGCATGGTTTATCGGTGGTCTGTGGTCATACCCATAGACAGGGGATTTCAAGCTTTACAACGGCTTCTGGGGGCGTTTTAAGGGGTGTTCTGACAGGCTTTGAGGTTGGACATTTGATGGATGAGAGCCAAGCCTATTACACACGCG